ATGGTGGTTCTGATGGAAGTATCAAGTTTTCAGTAATAGATTCGGGTGTTGCCGGTTATGCTGATGCGATGGTGATTTATTATACAGGTAATGTCGGCATCGGAAGTACAACTCCTACCGCGAAACTAGATGTTGCAGGTACGACAAAACAACAATCATATACTGCTTATTATCATTCAGACCATAGTACTTTGGCTGGATATGTCGGTAGTGCAAATGCTTTGAGTAGTGAGGCAACCAATGATATAATGATTAGAGCTGTCAATGACTTTCATATTGGAACAAATAATAGTGGTACTGTTAGATTTACAGTTTTAAGTGGAGGTAATGTCGGCATCGGGACCACAGCTCCTGATACACCACTAGATGTTCATGGTGCAGTTACAGTTGATGGAAATGGTGGTCAAGCTCAATTGAAAATGAGAGCAGATGCTGGTGATGGACAAGCAATATACTTTACAAACGCAGCATCGGGTTATGAGGGTGCAATAGTATACGATAATACGGGTACAACTGACGAAAAAATGCAATTTAATGTCAATCAAGGTACTCGTATGACAATTCTTGCAGATGGTAAAGTCGGCATCGGAGGCGCGACAACACCAACATCAACACTTCATGTCTTTGGAACTGAAATAAGAATGGCAGGAGACACTCCAGCTATGGTTTTACAGGACACAAGTGCTTTTTCTGCTGGAACTGGTCCTTCAGTATTTTTTCAAGGTTTACAGTCTGGTGAATCTTTACAAACATTTGCAGCAATTCAAGGACAATCTGTTGGTTCCGGAACTGGTGCATTAGCTTTTCAAACACGACAAAGCGGTACTACGGGTACTAAAATGTATTTAGATGAAGATGGAAAATTAGGCATTGGAACTACTGATCCAGGTGCACAATTGCATGTTGTTGGAAATTCATTTTTTCAAGGAAGTAAAGTAAGTGGTTCATCACACTCAACTGGTTCGTTTGGTATGGTTCATGCTGGTGTACCGAGTGCAGGTTTATCATTAGGTTCTACATCAAATGGTCATGCTTTAATACAATCCAGAACCATTGCTGATTACATACAATACCATGCTAACGGTGGTCATTTTTTCACTACCAATGGAGCAAATTACAATTTCATAAATTCTGATAATAATTTTTATAACGGTTCTAGTATTATACAAACTTCAGCAAATGGAGTCATAAGTGGTTCATCAACCTCAACCGGTTCGTTTGGTAGAGTTCACGCTTCTAATAAACTTGCTGTTGGAACTACAACTGTTCCGTCTGGTGTTACTGCACAGATACAAGCATCAGATGATACAAAACTAAGAGTGGGAACTGCAAACGCTACCTTTTATGCCGAACTAAAAGCAAGTGTTTCAAATGATACGCCAATGCAAATTATCGGTAGAGGTGGTGATGTTATGTTTAAACAAAGAACATCAGCTACAGAAATAGAATTTTTAACAGATAATACTTCGAGAATGTATTTGGATTCAACTGGTTTAGGCATCGGCACCACAAGTCCTGCCTTTCCTTTAGATGTTAGGAAAAGTACAAGTGATCCAGTAGCATTTTTTGGATTTTCACAAGTAAATGCAGAAAACAAACATGGATTAATAGTAATACAAAGTGGAACTATTCCACAAAGCGGTGGTGATTTAAGTGGTGAGGCTGGTATTATATTTAGACATAGTGGTGGTACTGGTGGTTCCAATTTTGATGGAAATGCCGGTTCAATAAAATCATTAAAAATGGACACTTATGCTGCTAGTGGACAGGCACATAATAGATTAGCATTCTCTACCACATTCAACAATACAGATAGTGAGAAAATGACAATACTTGATTCAGGCAATGTCGGCATTGGTGAAACAAGTCCTGGAACTTTATTACACATAAAGAAAAATGATACAGCAGGACCAACCATCACTTTAGAAAATTCAGAGTATGAAGCATATATTAATGCATGGGGAAGTTCAGGTGGTGGTAGTGGTAGATTTAATAGAGTGGAAATTAATGCTGGTTCTTCTAAAGATTTTGCAGTAGGTGCTGCAACATTAAGATTTCAAATAGGTGGTGTTGGAGATACTAATGAGAAAATGAGACTTCATAGTAATGGCTACCTCGGCATCGGAGAAACAAGTCCTTCTGCACCACTTCATGTTTCAGGTGACGGAGGTTCAGGTGATCCACTAGCAACAATGTTACTAGAATCAACAACAAATCATGGAGGATTGGTAGTTAATGCACCTGCAAGTAAACAAACTCATCTTAGATTTCAAAACAATGGTACTTTAAAATGGCAAATGAGGTCACCGTTCCATGATGGTACAAATCCTGACTCTTTAAGATTCTATAGTTTTACACTCGGTACAGATGTCATGACCTTTAAAAACGATGGCACTGTCGGCATCGGAACCGCAAATCCCATAAGAGCATTGGATGTGGTAGTTTCCTCTGGTGATAATACTATAAGAATGGCGACTGCAGATCAAGCTGTAGATGTTATAAATTTACGAAACGCTGATGGAAGAGTTGGTCTTGGTGGTGATGTTATAACAGTAAAAAATAGCGATGTCGGCATCGGAACAAATAATCCTTTATATAAATTACATATTGAAGGTACTGATGCAGATATGTTGTTATACGATACAAACACCGCTGGTCTATTGATAATAAAGGGTGCTGGTAACGGATTTATAAATGCAGGAATATCTCTACAGACAACTAATGGTAGTCATGATAGGGGTATGGGAATATTCATGCATGATGCTGGGGTTGATTCGGAATGGTTTGCAGGAATACCTTATGCTACAGGTGGTTCTTATATGATAGGTTATAGAAGTAGTATTGCATCACATTCAAACGATACTGCTCAAACAACTTATGCATTAATGACTATTAAAAACGACGGCAATGTCGGCATCGGACTAACAGATCCAAGTAGAAAAATACATATAAATCAAACCGTAACTACACAAGGTGGAATTTATGTGTATTCTAACGCTGTTCATACAGGAGCTGGTACGAATGCCTTAATAAGTGTCTATTCAGATAATGCAAGTGCCAATGGTGATACTTTGTATGTAAGAAACGATGGTACTGGTAATCTACTTACATTAAATAACGATGGAACAGATAGACTGGTTGTTAAAGATGGTGGCAATGTCGGCATCGGTATCACAAACCCAACAGGAAGTTTGCATGTAATGGCAGCTCAACCAGAAGTTATAATACAGAATTCTACACAAGACGGTTCAAGCACAATTTTAAGATTGACTGAAGCTCCTATAGATGGTAAAGCTGGTGGGTTCATGCAATATGATGGAAGTGCAAATAAATTTCATATCGGTACACACATGAGTGGAACAGATACTAAAAAGATAACAGTATTAAGAGATAGTACTAAAATTGGCATTGGAACAGAAACTCCAGACGCGACATTAGATGTAGAGGGAAGCACTATACTTAATTCAGCACAAACGGATAGTGATTTTATACTATATAACGATGCAATTACAGCCATTGATCTTGATGGTACTGCTCAAGGTGCTTCAAGTAACCAACATTCTGGTAGAATAGGGATAATGACTGCAAGAAATACTAATAATGCGGTTGTTAATATCGGTGGAAGTGCAAACTCTTATTTTGGAGGTGGGGTAGTATGGGGAACAGCTATTACCCATAACGTTACAGCACATAGTAATAATTCTGCTGGACTTTATGTACAAACTACTATGACTGGCGGTAATTCTCAAACTAATCCTGTACTTGCAAATGCATTATTTGATGCAACAACTTGGACAGAGGGTGTTAGTAATACAATAAATTTAGCTGCAAATGTATACATATCAGCTGCTCCAACTGTAACCAATCATAGTGGCGAAAGTCATGCACTTCATGTAGCTTCAGGAACTAGTTTTTTTGGTGGTAACATAAGTGGTTCACAACACACAACTGCTTCATTCGGAATGTTGAGAGTGATGGATATTAAAAATCAAACTTATGGTAACACATCACCATCAGAAATGATTTCCACACTAAATGTTTATGCAGATAAAAATGCAGGGCCTGACCAGGTAGTAGGACATTTTTTAAACGATGAGGCTAATGTAAATGATGGTGATTCTATTTTAAGATTAGAATATTCTGATGACCAAACTATTGATGGAAATCAAGACTTTATTACTTTCTACAACCAAACACAAGAGGTAGGTAGTATTAATTCACAAGTTGCTTATTCAACTTTCACCGGTATGCACGTATCACAAAGACCATCCGGATCTGATTTTTCCAATTGGAAGCCTGGTATGGTTGTGAAATCAACCGGTAAAATAATTCACACAAGTTCGATATCAAATGCGTGGCCAGAAGTCGAACTTACATCCACACAGAAAGATAAAGCTTGTGTTGGTGTATTCTCATATACAAGTTCTATCAAAACAGTCAAAGGTCTTGATTCTACCTTACCACGTATTTACTATAATGCAATAGGAGAAGGTTTAGTAAGAGTAACTGATACAGGTGGAAATATTGAGGTGGGTGATTACATATGTTCGTCTACGAGATCTGGACACGGTGAAAAACAAGATGATGATTTACTACACAACTATACAGTTGCAAAAGCAACCCAACCTTACAATTTTGCATCTGCTAGTAATGATAGTGAATTGGGATATAAATCTGTGCTGATTGGATGTACATATCATTGCGGTTAGGTTGAAGTTATGGCTTTACAATACAATCCAAAAATAGTAACAAAAGGTTTAGTTATGAACTTAGATACTGCTGATAAAAACAGCTATCCTGGTTCGGGTACGACTTGGACAGATTTATGTGGAAATGGTTTTAATGCTACGTTAGGTGGCAATGTAAGTTTTCTAACAGTTCATGGTGGAGTTCTTAGAACATTAAATTCACAAAGTAATGCCAATCAGACAATAGATTCTGTTGGCTCTATAAGTGTTGCAACATGGAATAAGTTTACTTACGAAGTATGGTTTAAGAATAACGGTTCACAAGGAAGTGATTGTAGTGCATTTGGTTTTGATAATGGAAGTCAAACCGGCTATGGTGCACGATATCAAGGTTCTGGAGTACAGACTTGGATAAATGGAACTTTAGATTTTACATTATCTTTTACTGCAGATACAGCGATTCAACAGATAGTAATAACGGGGGATGGGCAAACATTTAAGTTGTATAAAAATTCTCTTTTAGCAACAACTCAAACTGCAGATGTAACAAATGCAGGACCAAATATAACAAGATTTCATATGAATTCTCACAGTAGAACTGCTTCCAACAATGGATACAATGGTGATTATGCAATATGTAGAATGTATAATGAAGTCTTAACACCAACTGAAATAAAACAAAATTACGATGTAAATCGTCCAAGATTCGGAGATTAATTATGGGAATAGCAAGTAATCCATCAATAGTAACATCGGGCCTTATAGGATTTTATGATGCAGCCGCAACAGGTTCTTCCGCAAGTACCTGGCAGGATTTATCAGGTAATAGTAATAATATCACGTTATCAGGTACTCCAACAATGGCTTCTTATAATCAACAATCCATTATGCATTTGGAAAAGGATAGCAGTCAATACGGTACATTTAGTGGTAATTTATTTTCCGGTTTAACCGCGATGACAGCTAATTTTTGGGTTAGATTCGAAAATGTTCAAGCAAGTGCTGCCACACCGTACTATCAATTATTAATTTTTGAAACAAGTTGTTGGATAGCTCAGTATGCGGGTAAGATAGGAATAGATTTATCAGATGGTAGCTGGTTCGATGGTAATGGTGGTTCTACTACAGGCGCACAAATAGACGATGGTGGAGGTAATATTACAACCGGTAAGTGGTATAATCCATGTTTTACTTGGGGTGGTTCTACCGTTAATTGTTATATGAATGGTGAACGCCAAAGAGCTCGAACCACAACTGGTGTTAGTACTTTAGCTTCAGGAACTACTCCACGAGAATTGGGAAGAAGAGGTGGTAGTACAACTAATTTTGATGGTGACCACACCATAACACAATTATATAATAGAACTTTAACTGCAAAAGAAGTTAGACAAAACTTTAATGCATTTAAGGGTAGATTTGGATTATAAAAAAACATTTTTTTTTGTATTTGAGATATTTATTTAATAGTTATTAATAACCAAATTAAGGAGTTACAAAATGTCTGAAGTAAAATTCTCAGAAGAAGAACTTAAATCATTAGGAGATTTAAGCAAAACGTACCAATCTATTCAAGCTGGTTTTGGACAAGCTAAGGTTCAGAAGATGGTTTTAGAACAGCAGATGGATGCATTAGAAGAAGCAGAATCTAAGTTAGAATCTGATTGGGTTGAAAATCAAGAAACTGAAAGAACTTTAGTTGCAGAACTTACTGAAAAGTATGGTCCTGGTACATTAAATCCTGAAACAGGAGTTTTCGTACCTACACCGCAACCTGAAGCAGAACCAGAAGTTGTAGAAGAATCCTAAAAAAAATACCTAACAAATTGTATTTGGGTAATTTAGATTATATTTATATATAATCAATTTAAACTTAAAGGAGAGAACACATGGCCGAGAGAATAGTCAGTCCAGGTGTATTTACTCGTGAAAGGGATTTATCTTTCTTACCAACAGGTGTAGCTAATATAGATGCAGCAATAGTTGGTCCTACATTAAAAGGACCATCTTTTGTGCCAACACAAGTCACATCATTGTCAGAGTTTGAAAGTATATTCGGGGGATTTTCGAGTGATATCTATACACCATATACCGTCAATGAATACCTACGTTCAGCCGGTTCAGTTAAAGTAGTTAGAGTAGGATATTTAGGTGGTTACAAAGTTTCAGGTTTTAATTTAGTTATATCAGCATCAAAAGTTCCTGCAACAGCAGGCTTTCATGGAGTGGTCGCAACATTTTTACCAGCGATAAATAATGTCGGTGGTTCAATAAGTGGTTCGTTAGGTAGTCCAACAGGTATGGCAGCCGCTCAAGCCGGACAGGCATCTGCTAGTAATTTTAATCTTACTATAAATGGTGCAAATGCTACCGCTAGTTTGAGTAATCTAACTATAATGGAGTCGGGTACAGGAGTTTCCGGAAACTTTTTTGCAGAAAAGATTCCTAATCTACCTACCGCTAAAAAGATAGGTACAACTGATGCACCAGCTTACATTTACAAACACTTTAGAAGTAATATAAGTTCATCGCAAGGTCGTATTACTAATTCAGGTAGCTTAAAAATAGAGAATTTCACATTAGCTGCGGGATATGATTTTAAATCTGGTGCAGAGACAATTACTGAAAATAATAATAGCATTGATATTACTATTACTGGTAATAGTGATGCATCAGCTGCAAGAACACCACATATTCAAGATCAAAACGGTACTAATCTTTTCAAAATTTATACTAGAGCCGATGGTACTGCAACAAATAATCATTATGTTATGATTCGTGATGTTAAGAAACCTTCTAATTCTAATTCAAGTCCTGAATTTTCGGAATTTGGATTACAACTGTATGATTTAAGCGGAAATCTGATGGAATCATTCAACAAATTAAACTTAGATCCTGACTCACCTAATTTTATTGCAAAAGTGATTGGAGATCAATTTCAAGATGTTGATAATGAGGGTAATGTGACGATGTATGGAAATTATCCGAACCTCGCGAGACACATAAGAGTAGGTGACTATGATGAAGAGGCTTTTAAATCTTCAAAATCTTCACAGCCTATGGGTTTTGCAGCAGTATTAGATGTTGTTAAATCTACTGCACCTGTTCCTTCTGCTTCGTTTTCACTAAAACAGGTGGATGGTAAGGTTGATGTAAATACATATGTTGAGGAATGTGCATATGGGTTTAAGATAGATGAGAGATTTCATCTACTATCTTCACTTGATACTAATAAAGCTTTTCTTGCACCGATTCCTAAATCAGAAACATCTGGAAACAATACTGCTTTTAGTCTTTTGAATATGAAAGGATTTGGAACTGATACCACATCCCCGTCTTTAACAACACTACAATCTGAAAACACTAATTTTGCTGGTGCTACTATAAATCTTAGTATATCATCATCAGTTAAACAGATGAAGTTTGCAGTTCCATTTCAGCATGGATTTGATGGTATAGATCCTGCTAGGTCTTTGAATAGTGGTAATGCAATTAATTCTACCAATTCAATGGGATTTGATTGTTCAACAACAACCGCGAGTGGTTCAGTTGCATATAAGAGAGCGATAAATGCTGTATCCAATCCTGATGAGATTGATATCAATATGTTGGTAACACCAGGTATGGTACATAGTTTACACTCACCTGTAACCAATCACGCTATCAATAAAGTTGAAAATCGTGGTGATGCATTCTATGTAATGGATGGTTCGGGATACAGTGCAAATGTAAATACTGCGGTAAACGATATTGCTACATTAGATACTAACTTTGTTGCAACTTATTTTCCTTGGGTTAAGATAGATGATCCAGGTAGAGCAGGAAATATGGTTTGGGTTCCACCTTCAGTTGTAATACCAGGTGTGATTGCTTTTACAGACAGAGTAGCTCATGAATGGTTCGCACCAGCTGGATTGAACAGAGGTGGTTTATCATCTGTAAGGATGGCAAAAAAGAAGTTAACTCATACCGATAGAGATACACTTTATGAAGGAAGAGTTAATCCAATTGCAACCTTTCCTGGTCAGGGAGTGGTTGTTTTCGGACAAAAAACACTACAAGCTAAACCATCAGCATTGGATAGAATCAATGTTCGTAGACTATTAATCAGATTGAAGAAGTTTATCGCTTCCTCAAGTAGATTCTTAGTATTTGAACAGAATGATTCATCCACAAGAAGTAGATTCCTAAACATTGTGAATCCATTCTTAGAATCAGTTCAGGCTAATAGTGGTTTGTCAGCATTCAAAGTTGTGATGGATGATTCGAATAATACTCCAGATGTGATTGATAGAAATCAATTAGTCGGACAGATATTTATTCAACCAACCAGAACAGCTGAGTTTATAGTACTGGACTTCACAGTATTACCTACAGGTGCTGCATTTCCTGAATAATAAGGGAGTACAATAATAAAGGGGAGTTTAATTACTCCCCTTTTTTTATTTAAAAAAACTATGAAAAAACTAAGAATGAAAACCATATTGATTTGAATGATTTTTCAATTTCTTTATATTTATATATGAGAATTAAAATACTAATAGGAGAACTGTAATGCCAGATTTAATCGATCCTTCAGAAATTATGTTTACTCCATTTGAGCCTAAACTAAAGAATAGGTTCATTATGTACATAGAAGGAATACCTGCATATATAATAAAAAGTGGAAACAGACCTAATATTCAATTTGAAGAAATTGTCTTAGACCATATAAATGTTCAGAGGTATGTAAAGGGTAAGGGTGTTTGGCAACCATTAGACATAATGTTATACGACCCAATCGTACCAAGTGGTGCTCAATCCGTAATGGAATGGGTGAGATTATCACATGAGTCTGTAACAGGTAGAGATGGTTATTCAGACTTTTATAAGAAAGATATTACTTTCAATATGTTAGGTCCTGTCGGAGATAAGGTTGAAGAGTGGACATTAAAAGGTGCTTATATCGCAAATGCAAATTTCGGAACAATTGATTGGTCTGTAAATGAATCAGCTGATATAACACTAACACTCAGATACGATTACGCTATCCTACAATTCTAAGGAGTTTATATGAGTTTTTTAAGGGAAATGCTTTCAAGTGACGCAAAGATTTCAAGTAAAAGATTTGTCGGTTTTATGGCATTCTTTATGTTAATATGTAGTTGGGGTGCTGATACCTTTTCTGCATTTGAGGTAAAAGATAAGATATTAGAATGTTTTATGTACATTTCAGTTGTTGGACTGGGTGTTACAGCTGCCGAAAAATTTGGTAAAAAATAGTTATAGTTCTTAATTCAATATAGGAGTCAGTTATGGCTGAGAATAAGTTTCCTACAGAGGTGGTTGGTCTGCCTTCTAAGGGATTACTGTATCCAAAGGAAAGCCCCCTTTCCAGTGGTGAAATAGAAATAAAATATATGACAGCAAGAGAGGAAGATATTCTTACTTCTGCAAACCTTATTAAAAAAGGTATAGTTATAGATAAATTATTAGAATCTTTAATCGTTAATAAACAAATAAAAGTTGATGAATTATTAGTAGGAGATAAGAATGCTGTACTGATAGCATCACGTATCTTAGCATATGGGAAGGATTATACCGTAACATACATGGGTAAAGAAGTTAAGGTTGATTTAACAAAACTAAAAGATAAAAAGATGGATGAAAAATCTATCACTAATGGTAATTTCTTTGAAATGGAACTACCAGCAACAAAAAGAAAGATAGGATTTAAACTATTAACTGCTGGGGATGAAAAGGAAATAGATAAAGAGATTAAAGGTTTGGAAAAGATAGGTGGTGGTGTATCCTACACATTAACCACAAGATTTAAACATCAGATTACCTCTGTCGATGGAAATCCAGATGTTAAAAAAATCAGAGACTTTGTAGATAACGAATTCTTATCACGTGATTCAATCGCTTTCAGAGAGTATGTTGATAAGATAAATCCCGATGTTGATATGGGTTGGGAATACACAAATGATGAAGGCGAAAGGAGAAGATTTACGGTCCCAATGACCGTTTCGTTTCTTTGGCCTTCCGTTAGAGTATAAGAAAGAAATACACGAACAAATATTTCAGATAAGCTTTAATTCACAGGGTATGTTTTCCTTTACAGAGATGTATAACATGCCTATATATCTACGCACATTTTACTTCAAAAGATTGCAGAAACATTTTAAAGAACAGGCTGCTGAATATGAAAAAGCTCGTAGTGGAGCATCAAAGCCTTCATTTAAAAAGTAGATTAGTTAATATTTATTATTAACTCAAACCACAAATAATCACGGAGAATATAAATGGAAAAAAGAGACAGCCTGATTATGAGATTTTTCGATAAGTGGAAAAAAAAGCAAATAGGTAAGCTTGGAAAAAAACTTATGAAAGACAATCCTCAGTTAGAAAAAGATATGGAAAAAATAGCAAAGTCTTTAGATAACATAGGTGATACAATCAAAAAAGGTAAAAACCCATTTAAATAGTTATGGCAGATTTAAGAGATGATATAGAACTTCTGAAAGAACAGAAAGCTTTATTAGAAGCTTCTGCGGAACAGACTAGAAAATACGGATTAGAGGTAGATAAAAATTCTTCTAGAGCAGATGTCTACGCAAAGAAACTACAAGATATTAGAGATATAGAGTTAAAAATTGTTGATATTCAAGCTGGTAAGGTAGATTTAACAAAAAGTCTATCTAACCTAACCTCAGGTACAAACTCCATATTACTAAGACAACTAGGACTACAAGATTCTGTTAATAACCTGAAAGAAGTTGCAAAAACAAATGATGAAGATGTAATAGAAAATTCTAGACAACTTTCAAGTATTTTGGAAAGAGTTTTAAAAGGTGAAATGGATGCAAATGATGTAAGAAGGGCAGGAATCGATTTAGGTGGAGAAGCAAAAAAGACTGCCGAAGAGATAGCACAGAGTTTAGAAAATTCACCCGGCTTATCAGAATTCTTTAAAGTAAATTCAGGTGTGTTTGATGCAATAGATCGTGCTACTGGTGGTATATTATCTACTATTCAATCAATAATATTTGCGGCAGGACCCATTGCAGCATTAGCTGCAATCTTTACATTAATCGTTAAAAAAGTTATAGATGTAGCTAAACAAACGTTAGAAGTTAGAAGAAATTTAGGGGTATCCGCAACTGATGCATTACAGCTATCAGTTAGAATGGAAAAGGCTGCACTACAGACAAAATTACTAGGCGGAGATTCAGAAAAAGCAAAGGAACTTGTAACCGGATTAGTCACGGAGTTTGGAAATGTTGAGGAGGCATCCGCATTATCAACTAAAAACATTGCAGACTTAACAACTGAACTTGGTATAGGTGGTGGTGAGACAGCTAAACTTTTGAAAGTAATGTCTGATGTTTCTGGTGAATCATTAGATAGTCTTTCATCGACATTAGAATTTGAAGCAAGTCTCGCAAGAGCAGAAGGAATACCTGTTGCAAAGGTTATGTCAGATGTCGCACAAAATGCAGATGCTTTTGCAAGAGCAGGTGCTGATGGTGCGGATGAGGTATTTAGAGCTGCTAGAGCCGCTGCAGATTTAGGAACCAATTTACAAACAGTTGAAGGTATTATGGATAGTTTGGTTGATATCGAAGGTTCACTAACAAAAGAGATGGAAGCGGAAGCTTTAATAGGTAGACAATTAAATTTAGACAGAGCAAGACAACTTGCACAAGCAAACGATCAGCAGGGAGTTATAGATGAGATTATCGCACAGGTTGGGGGACCCGAAGCATTTGCAAGAATGGGTAGAATAGAACAAGGTGCATTAGCAGATGTATTCAATTTATCAGTTGGTCAGCTGTCACCATTCTTAGGAGCCAATGCTGGTGGTGGAGCTGTAGCCGCACCACAATCCGCAGCGGATTCACTAACTGCGGCAAACAATACGAACAATATATTAAGTAAGGAACATGGTAAGAATCAAGAAAGACATGATGAATTATTAGGTGCAATTAATAATTTAAACAGATCTACTAGAAATCTAAAGTTGGCGGGATAATATGGCACTAAAGGATATAAGAACAGACTTAGAAAATTATAAGTTCGGTATTTCCGATCCTGAAAGAATTGATGCCCAAATCGAAGGTGGAGTTGACTTCTTCGACAATGAAAAGGGTGGTGTAATTAAAGGATTCACAACTAAGGTTGTCGCAGGAGAACACCAAACAGAATACAGAAAATTTTACGAAGGAACACCTGTAGCTCCCCGTACTCATAATGGAACCTTTTACGCGGATTTAAATCCTATAACAAGCAGAGAGTCGATATATAGGGATGCGTCGGGTAATTATGTTCTACCGCAGGCTGGAGTTAATACAAACCCACCTGGTACGGAAAGTCAGATAATTACTTTCACGCCACCACAAACTACTTTGAGTTTAGAAGATGGATTTTCTAATGATTCTTTTTCAGTAAGTGCAAGACCAAGTGATAGTCCTAACTTATTGAATAGAATAACTGGACTCACTTCTACTACACAATACACGGATTTCACAGGAATACCATGGGATTTTAGAGCACCAAAATATATTATACAACCTAGTTTAGCAAGACCCAATTTCACACAACCTTCTATCAATTGGACTTTTCAAAACTCACCCAATCAACAGTTCACAGAAACTTTGGATGGGGAACAGCACAGTACATTAGTGGATACTTTAATTTCTTTCGGTCCGGATGATGATTTATTTGGACAATTTACAAAAGTACCTTCTGGCCTAAATGAACAAAATAACTTTGGTATAGATACGTTTAGAAATGTTGCAAATACAGGACCTGATGAGGGTAAGAATTTACACCCGGTAATACTCAGACCAATAACATCAACATTTAATGAAAACAACCAGTTTACTAATTTATTCGGTGTGCCGGAAATTAATAATACTTTCGTTACGATATCTCTTATAGACAAACAAAGACTACAAAAGGTATACGATGCGGATGTTGAACAAGGTGAGATAATTATAGGTAAGCAAAAACAGTTACAGCGATTTAATACGAATATAAATACTAGAGTTTTACAACCGTTCTCTATTATCGGAATGAAAAATAGTTTTGATAATGCGGAACCAGAAGAAAAAACACCTTTCTACAGTCCGTTAAGATATTCGGATACTGTTACCTTTACAGAAACATTTCAAGTTAGAGGTGCAAGAGATACATATCAAGATACCGGAAATGATGAATTCGGAATGTCGGAAGAGGAAGAAACCGAAACATATGAAGAATTAGTAACTAAAGAACTGAACTTTCCAGATGGTGCAGGACAGAACTCTTTAGGTAGATTATTTAAAAATAAAAAACTATCCACCGGTGCAATGATAGATGCATACCCAAACAGATATAACAACCCTGAGGGTGTAGGAGCATTAAAAAGTTCTGCTCCAATTACAATTGATAAAGGTATACCATCGTTTGTTGGTTCATCGGTAGAATTAGCACAGAGAGATATAAATAAAGTTACTAATAAGGTTGGTGGTAACTTTCACTCACAAACCAATATATCGAATATAGATAGATATGCCACATTATCATATGGTAGGTTAGATAAAAGTTTCAGTTATGAAAGAACATTATTCAGTCCATCCGAAAGATTAGAAAATCAAGAGATATATGAAAATACAGAAAAGGGTACAAGTCTAAAAGGTGATGGTAGAACTAATTTATTAGAAGTACAAAGATTCAAAGATAAGAGAGAAATAGCTGATAAGATTGGAAATCAAGGTAGTTTAAGAAAAGATATAACGCAAAAAGATTTGACATTAGGTTTTATCAAAGGACGTAATGATGGTGGTGGTGATTCATTGAGTGATAAAATAAATATGATATCACCACATAATACATTGCCAGCGGATGTTAACGGAGAAGAAGTTGATACTTTGGGTGGTGATGTTAAAGACTTTATCAAGTTTAGATTCTTCGATGTTATTGGACAAAAATATATCATACTTAGAGCAATACTTAGTGGTATCTCAGATTCCATAACTACGGAATATAGTGAAGAAAAGTATATGGGTAGACCAGACAAACTCTATGTTTACAAAGGTGCAGATAGAGATGTATCATTTACATTTAAACTATATCCAAAGACTAAACAGGAACTACCTGTTTTAATAGAAAAACTTGATTATGTCGTTGGTTTGTGTTATCCAACGTATACAAGTAATAATAGGATGAGAACTCCATTTATGGAGTTAACCATTGGAGATATGTTTGTGGATGCACCAGGTATATTAAGAAGTGTTAATGTTACCGTTGAGGATAATACAACTTGGGAAATAGATCCAGGATTACAGTTCCCAAAGCATATAAGCGTAGCATGTCAGTTTAGGTACATCGGCTCAGGTGATTTAATAACATCATTTGGAAATCCTGATGGAGCATTACCGGTTCACTATGGTGGTATCCGAAGAGTTACTAAGCTCTCTTCACCAAAATCCTATCAAGGAAAAGGTATAGAGGAGAGTAGTGCATTAGGTAGAGCAGTGGATGCGTACTTAGGAGACAACTCTTTTGTAAATACAATAACTGAGATTGCAGAAGATCCTGTAGACTTTGTTGAGGATGCATTAGAAAGTGTTGGTAGTACTATTAAAGGATGGTTCTCATGAGATATAAAAGTACAAGAATATTAAAGGATGGGAATGGTAAGAGATATTACAGACCAACAATAGTTCCAAACATTCCCTTAAGCGATTCTGATGTGTTTATCAATCCAAAATCAGGTGAAAGGTTAGATTCTTTAGCACAAAGGTTTTACGGTGATTCAAATCTTTGGTGGATAATTGCAAAAGCAAATGAATTAACCAATGGTATCATTGGTTTAAATCCAGAAGAAAAACTTAGAATACCGATGAGGATACAGCCTGTATTGGAGAGTCTAAGAAGGAGTTCATAAAAGATGTCCACTTTTGAAAGAAATATCAGTCCAAAGATTCAAACGGAATTAACAAATAGAGAAATATTATCTGATGGAAGACCACGCAGATTTGCGGGAGATACAGGTGATTCAGGAAACATAACATTTGCAGATATGGCATCTAGAACTACATATTCTATGATGGTTACAAACTACGGTCATTCAAGTCAAAATATAAATAAAGGTATCGCAGGTGGTGAATTTTTTGAAAATAGAAACGAGGACGGAAGCGCCGGTACTTTATTTGAAACTCTCAATGGATTTAGAACGGACGGTGTGGGTTCGTATAGAGAAACCGCTGTATTCGATAATAAGGGTGATGTAATAGAAGATGATTCAGGTGGAATTAGACCTGTATGTGGTATAAAATCAATTACAATGGAATTCCTAAATGCAAATGGAGTTAGAAAAGCAACGGTTAATTGGAGTGCTCCGTCTATTGATTCACTTGAAGAATTTAAAGATTTTTTACGGGTGGGTACTGCTGTTGCTTTACAGTTTGGTTGGGTGTGGCCAACAAGAAATGATCTTACAGTAGATAACACAACTTTTATATATTTAAATAGAGAAACCAACCGTATAGAGGTTGACCAAACTATATTAAAAAATCCGTATGATGGTATAACTGCATCTAAAGGTAACATGGACGCATTAGGTGGTTTCGTTTCGAACTTCAGTTCTAAGCTTAGGGACGATGGTGGATTTGATTGTGAAACTATTATAACAGGTTTTGGTATTTCTTTTCTTGAGGATGTCGGTGCGATGGAAAGTGGTGCGGAAATTACTTTGAAACTTCAAGATGAGGTTAGGAATGCAATACAGGATTATACCGGAAACTATTCAGATGTTGTGAATACTATTGGAGATTCATTAAGAAATGCAGGAATTTTTTCTGGCGAAGAAGGTCAGCAATCACTGGTTGAGGCAATTGCATATAATGATTTATATCATGCGATTCTTAACTTGGATTCTATATGTAGTGCATTAATGGTTAGAGAGGAAGAAGGTCCAGACTTTACCCAGACCCTTGAAGAAAAGATGGAAGATTTAGAAACTTCATTTTTACCTGATGATGAGTTTGAAGAGGCGATGGAAGAGTACTACGTTGAAAATCAAGAAGATATTGATGAACAGACAGATCGTATGTCACAAAACAGAGATGATTTAACAGGACAAGCAGGGGGTGGTGCGACAGTCGGAGTTGATGGTGGACGTAAGGTTGTTGGAGATGCGACTACAGCGATGTTTAATATAGATTCATTCGCCGCGAACATGTTTAGTGTCTCAAAAGAAACCAGTATAGGTAATCGGAATAGAACTAAAGATAGTAAAATTAATGAAAGGGATATCTATGTCAGATGGGGGTGGTTTGAGGATAATATTTTATCAAAGTATTTAGCGTTGGTGGACGATAGTAATCAGATAATTTTGGACTTTAGAAGTATTCAAGGAACTAAGGGGAATGAAATATCTAATTACATTGCATATAATCAAGAGATGAAACCAAAAGATTTTTCTAAAGTGTTTTGGGCTTCTTCTAATTGGAGTTTTAACGCTGCAGATTTCGATGATTCAATCAATAATAAACCTGCAACAGAAAAGTTTATTCTTGGATTTAAAAGATACAATAGGACAGGTGAGGTATTTACAATTGGTAAAACAATTGAATTACTAAATGAGTTGAACCAAACAATATCCGCATTCAGAGAATTTCAAGATGACCAAAATCCTAAATTTGGTAGAGTTAGAAATATGTTTGTTAATGTTAGTGCGATACAAGAAGCATTTGGCTTTGATACATCAATTAGAACAGTAACAGATAATTCAGGATTTTTAAAATCAAAACCTAAACCCACTACTTTAAGATCTGCAATAGAGAAATTACTTAGTTACCTACAAGATTCGTTATACAACGTACCAGATTTATTATTAGAATCCGAGTCATCAACATATTCAGTCATAGATAAAACCATAGAAGGTTCAGGTAATACCAAATCCTATACAACAAAAGATAATAAAGGACAAATACTAAAAAACGGTTTATTTAAATTCGAAAGCTTTTCAAAAAATAGTATTGTTAAAAATCAAAACTTAGAGTTCAACATACCTGATAAATTGGGTAGTGCAGCATTTTTGAATGGTGGTGGAAATCTTAGCACAAAAGGTAATACAGAGGAAGAAAATTTTTCAAAAATTATTAAGGCTGATGGTTTTGCTGCAAATTCATTTTTATCAAATATAATCAAAAATCCAAAATCAGGCGTTAGTAAAGCGAATCCAAAAAGGGAGTTGAAAACCCAAAAAAGTGAAAAGTTTATTTACTACGGAGGAGTGATTGATTTAAAAGATTGGAAAAAAATTCCTCTTAAAAGCAATCATGATAAAAATGTCTCCTCAGATGAACTTTCTAATGAACCGGTAACGAAAGAAGGTATTAACGTAGATCCAATTACCAATGAGATTTACAGTATTACAAAAAATGAAAATGGTGAACCTATACGGAAAACAGTTGAAGAGTCTGCTATGTATATCATAGATCATAATAGAGATAACAACTGGCTAGAAGCAATAAAGTTGGATTCTAAGTATGAACCTTTAATAAGAAGAATATTTACACAAACAGGAGTATCTGCGACACAAAGTGTTAAAGATCCTTTACAAGAATGGGCTAATCTAAGCATGGATATAGATGGAATAGGTGGTTTAAGACCTAGAACAATGTTGAATGTCAGTTACCTACCACGAAAGTATAATATGGAAATATTCAGAAAGGATACAGGAGAAAGCTTAGGACCGTCTTTTTATTTCAACATTGATAGCCTCACTCAGAAAATAGATGATTCTGGCTGGACGACAAGCTTTGAAACTTATATGAGAATAAATGATGTTGCTTATGATTACGCAAGAGAGGAAGGTTTATTCAACACCACAAATGCAATAAACTCTATTTCACGACAATTTAAACAATCAAAACCTGAATCACTTGTTGATAAATTAAAAAAGATATTAGAACCTTTGGCAAAAGCAAAAGCAAAATTTGATGAATTCATGGCTGGAGCAGAAGAGTATCAGCTAAAATTACAATCTGAAAATCCAAATAATAGGGCAAAACCATTTGGCGAAGCATATCAGAATTATCAAAAGAAAAAAGAAGATGATTTTCTTTTGAATGATTTCGCCGATTCTGAATTGGATAACATGTTGATAGGTTTAGATGAGGTTGAGTTATTCGATGTTGATGAATCCGGTGATATAGCTGGATTTGAAACAGAGGTGTATGGAGATGAAGACAAAGAAAAGTTTGCTGGTGTAAGAGGATTACTACGATTTTTCAGAGATGCTCAAGAGGTTGCGAGTACAGGTGCATCAGCGACAGGCTTATTTCTTAGTGAAGCATACGGTGGTATAGTGGGGTTTGATAAACCAGAGAACTTTGAACAAGAACAGGCAAAAAGTCTATCTGAAGGTGATTCTTCATCCCAAACCACAGGTAATAAAGAGCTTGATCTCGTTAAAGCAGAGGAAGTTAAGCAAGATGATAAGGTATCTACATTCTTTCAGATAACAAAGGCATTACAAGAAAAAGCAAAACTAATCGCAAATCAGGCAAATGATATTGCTCAAACTGAAATAGATTTGATTACAGGTGGTTCCGAAGTTCAACGTTCAGAAAAAGAAGCACAGAAAGTTTTGGATAGATTAGCAGTATCTGAAGATGAATTAATAGATAAGGTTAATACTACTGTAACCGCAGGAGAAGTAGTTTCAGTTGGAACTTTATTTTCCAAAAAATATAGTGGTAGCGGAACTGCTGTAACATTTGATTTCGATAATGAGGAGGAAGAAATAACATTTACGTTGGAAGAGACAAAAGGAGTACAAACATTTACAACCCAAGAACAAGCACAGAATTCTGATGAAAGTGTTGATTTTAAAACAATCATCAAAAATAATCTTATAATAGCTGCAGAAGAAAAATATAATATTTAAGAAGGGTAATTATGGCACAAGTAACAACTAATGACAATTCGGATATAACCACCAATAGTGCAAATGAAATTTTAAACAGACAAAAAATTTCTAAAATAAAAGAGGCTAAAAAATTGCAAAGTCCGATTGTCAATAACTTAATCAAAAGTATCAATAAAAAAACGAATAGGGTTGAAACTGGATTATTGGCTTCTAAAGGTGAGTTTGTTTATCGAAAGAATGGAAAAACTGTTAAGGAGGGAACTGCTTATCACATACACTATACTACTGATTTAAAGATATTTTATATGACAAGATTTCAACATTCAGGAATACTTTCAGAACTTATTAGAAAGGTTTCTAATTTCAATACAGTTGAAACCTACAATACTCTTAATCCACAGCAATCTATGATTTTAAAACCAACTATTGTAATACCAGATATTGAGGACTATAAAAAAGAATTTATAAAAAGATTCTTTGCAAAAAAATCAAATGAGAAATCGGGTATATTTGAAATTTCTGAAGATGACTTTCAAACATCACCACTTTATGATTATGCAGAACTAAATTGGTTTATCAAAGGTAAGAGAGAATTGGTTAGAGAAACTAATATAATTTCTGTAAACTTATCAGAAGGGGAGTACAGCTTTAAAGGACTGAAAAAAATACTACCAGACTTTCAATACTATAGGGAAGAAGGGTTGGATAAGAAAGAAAATTTATTAAAAAGGTTAGGACAGATACCAACTACAGAACAAACCACTTCCACATCTCAAACAGAAACTCGAATAGAACAACCTAAATCTAATAATAAAGCGACAGGTTACGGTGCTGCTTCTGGCCCACCTACAGGAACAACTACGGTATCAAGCGGAGGTAGTTCATATTAATTTACATTTTGAGAAAACTATCTGATATTTATAATAAAATTAAGGTTATAATATGATAAAAAATAAAGTATTAGATAGTGGTTTCATCGAAGTTGTTGATTCACTAGGAGATGACCTAACGGTTGTTAATTCCGCAAGGGTATCCTTTGGTAAGAGAAAGACAAAGTTCGATAAATCCGATGAAAGATTAGTTAGATTTTTGGCTAAGTATAAGCATTACTCCCCATTCAGACACTTACAAGTACAATTTCATATTAAAGCACCAGAGTTTGTGATGAGACAATGGTATAAGCATGTGGTTGGTATAGAAACCACATCCAACTCTGCTACTAAGGATCATGCTTGGAATGAGATTTCAGGTAGGTATGTACCGGTAGAGGATTTCTACATTCCTGAGGTGTATAGAGCACAATCGGAAGATAATAAACAGGCTAGTGAGGGTGAGGTTGAAAACCAAGAAAAAGCTAGTAAGGTTTGGTCTGATGCACATTGGTACATCGTTGGCTTCTACAATGATTTATTAGAGATGGGTATGGCAAAAGAACAGGCCAGAGCTATTCTACCTCTATCACAATATACAGAAGTTTACTGGACAGCATCATTTCAGGCAGTTATGAATTTTATAGAACTGAGAAATGAGAAAACCTCACAATGGGAAATACAAGAATATGCAAAAGTATTGTTAGAACAAATGAAAGAAGTATTTCCAAAAACAACCGAATTGTGGAGTGAAGCTCACAATTGGTAATAGTAGAATCTCAAAAAGAATGGAATAACTTTTTAGATAAGTTCAAATCAACTTCTTCGTTGATTGTACCTGTACAATGTGATGATAATAAACATCCGTTGGCAACAAACTTGTGTTTATTATATGTTGTTGAATTAGAGGATACCTTTGAGTATATTCTACCTTTCAATCATACCGATACAATAAACTTAGATATGGATTTATTATGTAAGTTAAAAACTAATGAATCGGTATTCACTTATGATAAGAAAAAGCTGGCACATTTTCTCAAACTAAAAAATGTAAAAGACTTACAGATGTTAAAGTATCTGAAAAAGAATGAACCTTTGGTAATAGAAGATACTTTAACTAATGCACACGAACATTTTCATAGGGTAAATTGGGGTAAGGAAGATTTAAATTGTGTAATACCTATTTTAAAACACTTAGAAGCATGTAGAAAAGTTGTCGATATAGTTAAGAAATGTGTATTATATGATACTGATACACCATACAAAACTTATAATAACATCGTACTTGGTAACTTACAGAGCATAGAGGGTAATGGAATACAGACCACAGATGGTATGGTTTACTCGGAATATAATCCCTACACCGCAACAGGTCGTCCATCCAATAGATTCGGTGGATTAAACTTTGCAGCTTTAAATAAAAAAGACGGAAGTCGTAAGAAGTTTATCAGTAGGTTTGGTGATAAAGGTATGTTGGTTGAGATGGATTATGACGCGTATCATCTAAGGTTAATAGGTGATGTGATTGATTATAAATTCCCAAAGGGTTCTGTACATCAACATATGGCTAAGTTCTATGGTGTGGGGTACGAAGAAAGTAAAGGATTGTCTTTTCAATATTTGTACGGTCACATACCGGATAATGTGTTGAAAACCAACCCATTTTTTGAAAAAGTTCAAAAATATATGAATGGCATTTGGGCTGGATTTAAAAAGGATAAATTTGTATTATCTGATATTTATAATAAGAAGATATTTATGGAAAATCTGTCGGATATGAACAAGAATAAATTATTTAATTATCTGATACAGCTTACCGAAACGGAAAACAATATGAGAATATTATCTAAATTACTCCCAACGATAGATGATTTTAAGAGTAAGTTAGTTCTTTACAACTACGATAGTTTTTTGTTTGATTTTCATATAGATGATGGTGTTGACTTTTTAAAAATGGTTAAGAACACCATTGAAGATGATAGTAAATTTCCTGTGAAGATAGCTAAGGGTTGGAACTATCATGAGATGGAAGATATAACGGAGAAGTTCAAATGATTACAGACTTGAATAAAATATTAGTCGAATGGGCTTACCAAGTTAAGAACGGTAAACCAAATCACAAAAGTACAAGAGATTTAATTATATTAGATTCTGTGCTAAAGAACTTTGGATGGAACTTAATTCAAAGAAATGAATTAATAAACAATTTAACAGAAGCATCCCAAAGTAAACCTCTATCTAAACAAGAGAAAGAGAAAGTTAAAAAGATGGGATTGATATGGAAAGGTCAGGGTTACGGAAAAGAAAATGAAAAGGGTATATCATTCAAAAATGATGATGGTAGATTAGTAAAAGTTGATAAAGATGGTGATGGTGAAAAGAGTGGTGAGAAGTTAGACGAACCAAGTGAGTTTGAGAGGGATACAGACTCAAATAAAGATATTTCTACCGATTTTCAAAGAGATGGTGAAGAAAATGATAAAGAAATAGAACCTGGCTCACCTAATCAAAAAGATAAATCTTTGAAAAACGTAAACACTTCCGAATCAGAAGTATATTCTAATTCTGATACTGGTATTTCCGATGAAGAGTTTTTTGAAAAAAATATAGAATCAAATTTTGAAAACAAAGAAGATGAATTAAAAGAATCAGAATTGGATGAATATTTTGCTAGTGGCAAGATACCAAAAAAATATCAAAAGGTAATAACCCGATTGATGAATTCCAAAAATGGTAAACAGAGTATTACAGATTACATGACCGGTGTAGGTGCAGGACAATTACAATCTCAAGCAGGTGAGATACTTACAATGGCTGGTATAGGTATGAGTGGTGAAGAATTTGATAGTTTTATAAATAAACTAAATAATCACGTTGATAAGTATCCAAAAGGTGTTAAACCTGTTGTCACAAAAGATTGGTTAGAGTCAGTAAAGCATGTAAGGACTGTTACAAATAAAAGATATGATTCACAGTTTGGTAAAGGTAATTGGAATATCAGTAATAGTGCATGGGATGTTCAAAATGAATTTGAAGCATTAGGTAATGATGATTACAATGCAAATAAAGGGTATTCATCTGATATGTATGTTAAGTTAGAAGTAAATGGTAAGCCTGTATTAGATGAAATATCACTCAAAAAAGACTCAACAGCTAACATATATAACGGAGTTGTTACTGATATAAATAATTGGTCTGATAATGTACCACCGCAAGCAGATATAAAAGAATATAAAAAAGGTGAGATAGAAAGACCTGTTGAATATGGAACTAAAGCAAAAACATTGAAATATACTTCAGATGATTTACTTAATAAGAACGTAATTAAAAATAAAAATTTGAAAACTACATTAGCATCTTTAGGTGTTATATCGGGTACTGCTAAGAAAGGGTATAAGATTGAACCAAAAGCTAAAGAAATATTAGATAAATTAGCATCAATGGATATCCCACCACCAATAGATAGAGTTAGATTTAAGAAAGTTATGGGTACAGGTGATACAACTAGATTTAAAAAGTATATACTTATGCACGCAGCCGTACAAAGGGCTAATGAAATAGCAAATGGCAATGACGGTGAAACAGAATCAAGTAAGTTTTTAAATAACCACTTGGGTTATGAGAAAGGTGAAGATGGAAAGTTTCCTGAAGGTTCAATAAAAAGATATGAGAATGATACTATACAATTCTTAGTTGAAGATGAACAAGCTAAAGAAGGGTGTTTAAATGCTTTAGCAGAAAAGTTGCCTATGAAATCTTTATTAGAGGGTGAGGAAAAAATGGCAATAGGTGGATTATCAGCAGATCCTAAAACATTAAAAAGAATGTTTGGTATAGATAATTATAATGACTTCAAAGCTGGATTAACTATGAAAGAGGATGATTTAGGTCAAAATTACTTAGTCTATCGTTCACAAAAACCATCTAAAGAAGTTTCTATAGCAGAAGTTCAAGTAAGACAAAAAGGAAAAGGTTACGCGTCGAGTGTTGGTTTAGAGTTCGCTATTGCAAAGGATTTTGCAAAAGAGTTGTATGATGCTAATAAAGAGGAATATCCACCTGAACCAGAAATAAGTTCCAAAGAACGAAATAAGCTAGGCGTAGGATAATGAGAACTCAATTACTATGTACATTTGCTATTAGGTCTCGTATTGACGATATCACCAGAATTATTATGGAATGTAATGATATACTGTATAATAAAATATATGTATTTGAAAATCTAAATGATGATAGTCAATTAATCTGTACATATAACATTTCTTATGAGGATGGACATCTAACAGAAGATATTCCTAATACGATATCCTTACATAGAAAAAAACAAACCAATACCTTGTATTCCATTAATGCACTTAATGAGGTTATCAGAAGCCTAAACAATGGTGTGTTGGATAAAAAGTTTCCTGTACCTTGGGAACAGTATCAAAATACTTTACTACTAACTAACGAAAGTGGCTTGAATAAAATACCAACAAAACTTTATCAAATTATTGACACGAAAGCGTAAAAAAAATTGTATTTCACTTAACTGTGTGATATATATTATTGGTTACGATAGTAACTTAAAAATAACAATTAATAAATTAAATTAGGAGAATAACAAATGGATATTAATTCTATTCGAAAGCGTCTTAATCAGTTACAGACTACAAATAATAGAACATCAAATCTATGGAAACCACAACCCGGCAAACAAGTAATTAGAGTAGTACCTTATTTACATAATAAGGACAACCCTTTTATCGAGTTGTTTTTTCATTTTGGTTTGAATAATAAATCCTACCTTTCACCTATCTCTTTTGGTCGTCCAGATCCAATTGAGGAGTTTGCTCAGAAATTAAAACAGAGTGGTAACAGAGAAGAGTATCAAATGGCTCGTAAGTTAGAAGCTAAGATGAGAACTTTTGCACCTGTAATCGTTCGTGGAGAGGAAACTCAAGGTGTTCGTTTTTGGGGATTCGGTAAGACAGTTTACCAAGAACTACTTTCAGTAATTGCAGATCCGGACTATGGTGATATCACAGACGCTGTAAATGGTCGTGATGTATCAGTAGAGTTCATTACTGCAGAAGAAAGTGGAGCTTCATTTCCAAAAACTACCATTCGCGTAAAACCAAATCAAACTCCAATTGTTGAGGATAAAGCTCAACTCGAATCCATTTTGGAAAACCAAAAGGATATAACGGAATTATATCAGGAAAGATCATATGATGATTTAACAGAAGTGTTGAATGAATGGTTGAATCCTGAAGCTTCTGATGAAGAATCAGAAAAAGCAGAAGAAACTGTTAATCCAGCTTCTCTTGCTTCTTCTACTTCCGTTGAAGATGCTAGTAAAGCATTTGACGAGTTATTCAGTAAGTAATCACTAAGTGGGTGTTGAAGCCAACACTAATAAAACCGAGTGTGTGCAAAGAATTCTTTACAAAGCCGGATACACCCACTTTTAATTGGAGAAATATATGTCAGTAAATGACGAATTAGCTGGAGTCTTAGCCGACTCCTTAAATAAGAAGTTCAAAGACTACAAAGTAGCATACTTTTTAGATGGTGCGACAGAAACACCAACAGATATCAAAGAGTTTATTTCAACAGGTTCAACAATGTTAGACTTAGCAATTTCAAATCGCCCTAATGGTGGTATTGCAGTTGGTAGGATTACAGAGTTGAATGGATTGGAAAGTAGTGGTAAATCTTTGGTTGGTGCTCATCTTCTAAAAGAAACTCAAAAGAAAGGTGGTGTTGCTGTCTATATAGATACTGAAACCGCTGTTAGTGAAGATTTCTTAGAGGTCATCGGCGTGGATATTAACAATATGTTGTATCTACACTTGGAAACTGTTGAAGATATCTTCGAAGCTATCGAAGAAATTGTTGCTAAAGTACGAGAGTCAGATAAGGATAGGTTAGTTACCATATTAGTTGATTCACTTGCAGCAGCAACTACAAAGGTTGAGTTAGAAGCTGACTTTGATAAAGATGGTTGGGCTACTTCAAAGGCTATTGTGATTAGTAAAGCAATGAGAAAGATTACTCAGATGATTGGAAGACAGAGAGTTGCTTTAGTATTTACAAATCAATTGAGAGTAAAGTTAGGTGCTATGTTTGGTGATCCTTATACCACATCAGGTGGTAAGGCTCTTCCATTTCATGCATCTACTAGAATTCGTTTAAAGAACAAAGGTCAGATTAAGGATACTAAAAAGAATGTAATTGGTATGACTATTCTGGCTCAGGTTATTAAAAATCGTTTAGGTCCTCCACTTAGAAAAGCTGAGTTTCCACTCTACTTTGAAAGTGGTGTAGATGATGAAGGTAGTTGGCTAAAGGTTCTTAAAGACCACAAGCTTGTAAAGGTTGGTGGTTCGTGGTACAGTATGGAAGATCATGAAGGCAATGAAATCAAATTTCAATCCAAAGATTGGGCTGAAAAACTAGAAGATTTGGAGTTCAAAGAGCATTGCTATAAACTTATTTGTGATAAGGTTATACTGAAATACAGTAAAGCTGATTTGGGTATTGATGATGTGGTGGTTACAGAAGAGGTCTTAGGTGACTAATTCTCGCTACTTATCGATACTTAAAGAAATCAAAGATAAAGGTGGTGAGCTCGAATCTACAGAGCCAAACGATAAGGTATTGGTTATAGATGGCCTAAATACATTCATAAGATGTTTTAGTGCTATGCCAACTCTCAATGATGACGGTGCTCATGTTGGGGGAATAGTTGGCTTTCTTAGATCAATCGGTTACGCAATAAAGATAATTAGACCCACCCGTTGTGTTATAGTTTTTGATGGGAAGGGTGGGTCTAACCGTCGCAAGAAAGTGTTTAGTGGTTATAAGGCAAATCGTAATATGTCCAAAAGATTAAATAGAACCTATGATTTTGCAACAAAGGAAGATGAACATCAATCAATGATGTTACAACTTACTAGAGTTATAGATTATTTAGAACAATTACCAATCACTACGATAACTATAGAAAATATAGAAGCTGATGATGGAATGGCTTATATCACTAAACAAATTCTCAAAACATCTAAGATAGTTTTGATGTCTACGGATAAAGACTTTCTTCAATTGGTAAATCATAGAGTATCGGTTTGGTCTCCTACAAAAAAGAAGATGTACGATCCACCAAAGGTTTTAGAAGATTATGGTATACCTTCTCATAACTTTACATTATACAGAGCTATAGATGGAGACAAGTCTGATAACATAGATGGAGTTCGTGGATGGGGATTAAAAACTATTCAAAAAAAATTACCACTTTTGTTAGAAGATAAGATACTTAATATAGACGATATTATTGTTGAAGATGAAAAGCTCAAAGAGTCAGAAGAGTTATTAAAAAGAAACTATGATTTAATGCAATTAGACGAGGTTGTAATTAGTACATCAGCAAAGATGAAAATATTAGATAAAATTAATGAACCTATAAATAGATTGAACAAAATTCAATTTCAGAAGAGATTCATTGAAGATAGGTTGTTTGCTACTTTACCTAATATGGATAGTTGGTTAGTTCAATGCTTTGGAAAATTAAACGAAATGGCTACAAAGACTAATGGGTAGAAGAAAAAAGTATAATTCCGAGAAGGAAAAGAAAGAGGCACAAAGAAAGTGGTCTATGGAATACTATTACAGAAACCAAGCCTTAATACAGGAAAAAGCTAGAGAAAGATATCGTAAGAAAAGAATAATGGAAATAAAACAAAAACAATTGAAGGAATTATATGGCGAGTGAAAACTTTACCCAATATGGTCCATCGTTTCAATCGAAAATAATATCATCGTTATTATCGGATAACAAATTCATACAAACAATTAGTGACATTATAGAACCAAAGTATTTCGACTCTGATGCAAATAAATGGTTAACTCAGGAAATAAGTAAATACTTTATGGAATTCAGAAAGTCTCCAACACTTGAAGTTTTAAGAGTAAAAATCAACCAGATGGAAGATGATATACTTAAAGTTTCTGTTGTTGAGAATCTGAAAGATTCTTGGAGAAATCTTGAGGCAACAGACTTAGACTTTGTTAAACAAGAAACCTTATCATTCTGTAAGAATCAGGTTCTTAAAGGTGCTATAACAGAAGCTGTGGATTTATTAGAACAGAAAAAATATGATGATATTAAGGTTATCATAGATGCAGCTATGAAGGCTGGTAGTGAAAGAGATTTAGGTCATGATTACATAATATCATTAGAAGATAGACTCACGGAATCTGTTAGAGAAACACAACCTACACCTTGGGATGCTGTTACTGCGGTTATGGATGGTGGATTAGCTGGTGGTGAGTTAGGTGTGTTGGTTGCACCTGCTGGTATTGGAAAGACTTGGTGTCTACAAGCTCTTGCTGCTCACTTAGTTAGGGAAGGTAAAACTGTAGTTCATTATACCTTAGAATTGAATGAGGCTTATGTTGGTCTAAGATATGATACAGTATTTAGTGGAACACCAACTGCTAATATAAAGTTCTACCAGGAAGATGTACAGAAAGTTATTGATGGCTTGAAGGGTAAATTAATCATTAAGTATTATCCCACCCGCTCAGCTTCGGTAAATACACTATCTGCTCATCTTAAACAGATGGAGATACAGGAAATCAAACCTGATGCGGTTATAGTTGATTATGCTGATATTCTAAAACCAACTACATTCTACAAAGAGAAAAGACATGCAACAGGTGAAACCTATGAGAATCTTCGTGGTATTGCTGGTGAGTTCGATATTCCGATATGGACAGCATCTCAGGCAAATCGTAGTTCATTGGAAGAGGATGTGATTGATGCCACAAAGGTATCAGAGGATTACTCTAAAGTGATGACAGCAGATTTTGTTATGTCGGTTAGTCGTAAAGTAGAGGATAAGATTGCAAACACAGGTAGGTTTCACGTAATAAAAAACAGATTCGGTATTGATGGGATTACATTTCCTGCTAATATTAATACGAATACTGGTTTGATTCAAGTACACGAAGCATCTACAGTTAGTGGTAAGCAAACACAGAATAAGATGGATAATTCAGAAGAATACCTAAGAAAAACTTTATCACAAAAGTATAAAGATATGGGTGGATTTGAATAAAATTAAGAGTATATATAATAATTATAATTAGAAAAATTTGTTACTAAGGAGTTACTATGGAAAAATTTAAGTTGTCAGACAACTTTGTTACTAAATACAAAAGGAAAAAAGCACCTTTCGGTTTTAACGGTTTGGGTGAGTTGGTGTATATGAGAACCTACTCAAGAATCAAAGAAGATGGTAAAAACGAAAGATGGTGGGAGACAGTACAGAGGGTTGTAGAAGGCACATACAGTATGCAAAAAAATTGGATTGAATCACATCAATTAGGGTGGAACGCGTGGCAAGCACAGAGGTCAGCTCAAGATATGTACGAGCGTATTTTTACTATGAAGTTCTTACCTCCAGGTCGCGGGTTGTGGGCTATGGGAACAGCCATAACGGAAGAAAAAGGTTTATACGCCGCCCTAAACAATTGTGCTTTCGTATCAACAAAGACACTAAAGGAAGACTATGCTAAACCATTCTGTTTCCTTATGGATGCCAGTATGTTGGGTGTTGGTGTAGGATTTGATACAAAAGGTGCTGAAGAAATAGTAGTTAAAGGAGTTGATGATAAAAAAACTACAGCAACCTATGTAATACCAGATACTCGTGAGGGTTGGGTAGAATCATTGAGATTATTATTAGAAAGTTATTTTCATAATTTAGGTAAAGTAGAATTTGATTACTCAAAGATAAGACCAGCTGGTGCTCCAATAAGTGGTTTTGGTGGCGTAGCAAGTGGACATGAACCATTAGAAGAGTTACATGATGAAATCAGACAAGTGTTAGAATTAAATAGTGGTGAACCAATCACTATCACGACCATCGTGGATATAATGAATCTAATAGGTAAATGTGTTGTTGCAGGCAATGTAAGAAGAACTGCAGAAATCGTATTCGGAGATCCTGAATCCGAAGAATATTTAGATTTAAAGAATTATAAAGTTAATAAACATAGAGAAACATATGGATGGACTTCTAATAATAGTATATTCGCTGAATTGGGTATGGATTATACAGCAGCTGCCGAACGAATTGTGGATAATGGTGAGCCTGGATTTGCGTGGTTAGATAATATGAGACAATACTCTCGTATGAAGAATGGTGGTGATAATAAAGACCACAGAGTTATGGGTGGTAATCCTTGCTTAGAACAATCATTGGAGAGTTATGAGCTATGTTGCTTGGTAGAGACATTTCCTGATAATCATGATGACTTAGAAGATTATAAGAGAACTCTAAAATATGCTTATCTGTATGCTAAAACAGTAACATTGGGCAGAACTCATTGGAGTGATACAAATAGGGTTATGTTAAGAAATAGAAGAATTGGATGTTCGGTAAGTGGTGTTGCTCAGTTTATTACTAATAGAGGCTTGGATGAACTAAAGAATTGGTTAAACGGTGGTTATAATGTGATACAGGAATGGGATAAGCAATATTCAGATTGGATGGCTGTTCCTAACTCTATAAAAACTACATCGGTTAAACCATCAGGAACAGTTTCACTACTTGCAGGAGCGACTCCAGGATTACATTATCCTGAGAGTCGTTTTTACATTAGGAGAATAAGGGTTTCAAAACATTCAGAATTATTAGAACCAATGAAAAAAGCAGGATATAAGATTGAACCTGCATTTGGTTCAGAGGAAACAACTATGGTTGTTGAAGTGCCGGTGGATGTCGGAGAGGGTATAAGAACTGCAGCTGAACTTTCGATTTGGGAACAATTCAGTTTGGCTGCTTTCTTACAGAGACATTGGGCGGATAATCAAGTTAGTTGTACGGTTACATTTAATCCTGAAACTGAAGGAAATCAAATTGCTCCTTGTTTAAATTATTATCAGTATCATTTAAAAGGTATTAGTTTATTACCAAGACATGATTATGGTGCTTATCAACAAATGCCTTATGAAGCAATTGATGAAAAACAATATAATAAAGAAGTTAAGAAACTTGGTAAGTTATCCTTTGGAGTGATTAAGAATGAAGAAGCAGAAATAGATAAGTTCTGTAATAATGATTCTTGTGAAGTTATCCCAATGACAGGTGATAATGATGACCAAGATTATGCGAGTTAATGATGAAAAAAGGTTATAACTATCAAGACATTAAAATACTTACAAAAAGCGGACAGGCAGACGACACACCTGTAGAAAAATGTGTCATTTCATGAATGAAACACAAGGAGATTACTATGAGATATCGTAATCTAATTCTTTCAGCAATGATGATGGTTGGGGTTGTTTTCGGACAAGTCGTGACTGGATTTGTTGGTGAAGGAGAGAAACCACTTGTAGGAGCAAATGTTGTTGTTGAAGGTACAACTAAAGGCGGAGTTACAGATAGTGAAGGTAAGTTCACAATCGAAACTGGTAAAGGTACTTTTGATATAACTGCTTCCTACATTGGATACATAACCCAAACTAAGTCTATTAGTGTTGGGGATATTGTGTCATCACTCAGTTTCAATTTAGAAACTGATGTTGTCGCAATGTCAGCGTTAGAGGTTTTGGCTTCTAGGGCTGATGAAAAAACGCCTGTTGCTTATACAACGGTGACTAAGGAAGAGATGGAAATTCGTCTTGGTTCACAAGATATTCCAATGTCTCTGAATATGACACCATCAGTATATGCTACTGGTCAAGGTGGTGGTGCGGGTGATGCTCGTATCAATGTTCGTGGATTCAACCAACGAAATGTAGCCGTCATGATAAATGGTGTTCCCCAAAATGATATGGAGAACGGATGGGTTTATTGGTCTAATTGGGATGGAGTAGGAGATGCTACTTCCTCAATTCAGATGCAAAGAGGTCTATCAGCCGTAAATCTTGCTACACCTTCCATTGGTGGAACGATGAACATAATAACAGATCCTACAGCTTTAGAAGCTGGTGGGAAATTCAAACAAGAAATCGGTGCAGCTGGTTTCTTAAAAACAACACTCAATTATAACACAGGTCTTATGATGGGAGATAAACTGGCTCTTAGCACAACTTTGGTTAAGAAAACTGGTGATGGTCTTATTGATGGAACTTGGACAGATGCTTATGCTTACTACTTCGGTGGTTCATATGCTGTATCCGATGACCAAAGATTTGAGTTATATGCGATTGGTGCTCCACAGAGACATGGACAGAATCTATACAAACAAAATATTGCTACTTACTCACAAAAGTTAGCTGGTGATATTGGGTTTGATGATGAAGGTAATGGCTATGATCCAACAGCATTTGCTGAAGGTGAGAAGTTTGAAACCGAAGCTGGTAGGTTCTACAATCAGAATTGGGCACCTGTTAATGAATCATACAAAGGCCAACAGTATTGGTATATGTATGGTGCAAGAACAACAGATAGAATGAATTCTGGTATGTTGAATGAAAGAGAAAACTTCTTTCATAAACCATTGGTAAACCTAAATCATTTCTATGATGTAAATGACCAAGTTAGAATAAGTTCTATCGCATATTGGTCAGGTGGTTCTGGTGGTGGTACTGGTACTTACGGTAGTGTATCAAGAGCTCCAGCAGTTGAGGGTTCACCTTGGTATGCAAGTTCACCGTGGACATGGGATTGGAATGCTGAGATAGAACAGAACTCTGCTAATGTAGATTCTGCATGGTCGGATACCGAAAACCGTTCTACAGGTATACTTCGTAATTCAATCAATAGGCAAAACACCTATGGTTTGATTTCCAAACTAAACTATGATGTCAACGATGATTTAGAGGTTCAAGTTGGTATCGATTGGAGAACTGCTGGTATCGAACACGCTAGAGAAGTACGTGACTTACTCGGTGGAGACTACTATGTGGACTTTGCTGACGACAATGCAGCTGATGGTAAGAAAGTTGGGTTAGGTGATATTATTGCTTATCATAACAATACTACAGTTGATTGGTTCGGTGCTTTCGTACAAGGTAAGTACGACATACAGAAGTTCAACCTATATGGTATGGGTGGTATATCTACAATTGGATATTCCTACGATGACCATTTTCAGGTTGATTTTGAGAAAGTAGAAGCTCCATCTATTACAACCTTTCAAGTAAAGGGTGGTGGTGTATTCAATCTTGACGACAGATTATCAGCTTTTGCTAATCTTGGTTATGTTCAGAAACCGCCTATTTTGGATAACGTAATTGATTACGATGGTAATGTTGCAACTAATCCTTCTAATGAGAAGTTCACATCAATGGAAGTTGGTGGTTCTTACAGTAGTGGTATGGTTGCCGTTAAAGGTAGTTACTACAATACACAATGGAAAGATAGAAACCTAACTCGTAATGTAGAAACGGGTGCTGGTGATTCAGGTGATACTGATATCATCTATCTTACAGGTGTAAACCAAAGTCATAGTGGTGTTGAAGTTGAAGCTAAAGTTGCCTTACATGAAATGGTGGAAGTTGATTTCGCTTTCAGTAAAGGTGATTGGTTCTTCGATGGAGATGCTTCAGGTGATTACTTAGAACAAGAGTACAATGAAGATGGACAGATTATCGGACAGATGACTACTGAATATGTTTATGCTCTTGATAAGTTAAAAGTTGGTGATATGCCACAAACTGCTTATGTTGGTGGTTTAACACTAAAGCCAATCAAAGGATTGAACGTTCAAGGATTGTTAAAATTCTATGATGACAATTATGCTGATTGGTCTCCAGATTCTCGTGAAGTAACTGGTGATGAGGATAGAGCTCA